ATAAGTTCTTTCATTGTGTTTACTACATCACCAATATTTTGTTCGCCTTGCAAATTTGCCAACTGCATAAACGTTGACATATCTACTCTATCATATACCCAAAACTCAACAGGCTCTCCATACGATTTTACAATCATATCGTCGTCTATTGTAATTTTGGTTAATTTTGGTTCTTTTGCTAATTCTGTTAGTTTCATCTGTTAATCTCCTTTTCTTTCAATCATTTTATGTTTAAGCATAACAACAAATTTAAGTCTTGCTGTTGCTTTTTCAATGTCTTTGCGAGCACATTGTAACTCGTTTGTTGCTTTAGCACTTTCTGCTTGTATACTTTGGACTAATTCAACGTCCGTCTTTTTATCTAATACATCCATCAATCTATCCTTCTATTGTATTTATTAATTAAGGAAATATACGGGGGAATAAACCCCCGTATACGTTACCCTCGCTCCCGCTATGGGATTTGGTATTAAGCGACAGTATAATCACCGTCAACAGTGATTGTTACTGGCGTTACCCAAACTGGTGCATCAGCAGATACTGTAGGTGCTAAACCTGTAACGTATCCACTTCCTGAGATTGTTTTACCTGTAGCGCCACCGTCAGTGTCACCTAAGTAAAGGTCAAAATCAATTTTTGTTTTATCTTTTGATAATCCAAAAATGCCTGCTGTTTGTGCATCTTCGCCTGAGACAGTAGTTCCAAAAAACGTATTTTGCTCTAATACCAAGTTCATTCCTAAACTATTTGTAGCAGTAGTAGCAATCTGTTGTTTAGATCCACTATCAAGTTGTGTCCAAGTAAACACGTCGTTGGCATTGTTAACTGTTACGTCTTGCAGTGCTGGGACTACTAATCCCACTGTGTCTGTTCCACTGTTTGTTGAAATTGTTAACGTTGCTTCAACGCCTGTTACACCTGGTGCTGGATAAATGTAAGCCATTTGTTTGTTTCTCCTTTAGGTTACTTTATTAAAACGTATTTCCATTGAATTAACTATTAGATCACCTTGATACTCAGTTGAAGCATCCATCTCTCTACGGTGAACACCGCTGACAGTTGTAATGTTTTTCGCCTTTTTCAAATCTGACACTAATGTATCGTAATTCGCTGGTAATTGCTTTGCATCCGCAGAAAAGTAGATACTAACTGATGTAACTTCGTTGTCTATGACAGGTCCGTCTAATGCTTGAACAAGTGGTTCAGTCGTTGTTTGCTCATTATCAACATAAATTTTCTTTACGTTTTGAACATACAATGCATTCCCGCTTGTATCATATGGCATCTCACTTGACACTGTAAAAGTGCCTAATGCTAAACCATTGATGTAGTTCAGTATCTCTTGTCGCATCTAACGTACTCTCTTAAGGTTAATTTGTCCTGGATCTTTTTCAGTTGAGGCAATAGTGCCATCAACATCAAAATCATACCAATCACCAGCAGTGATTAATTCATTAAACAACGTTTCTGCTTTGTTAGCATAGTAACCCATCTTTTGTCTTTCTGCATTGTCTTCGTTTCCAAAGTCTGCAACAATAGGTAGGATATATTCTGCTAATCCCATGTAGATTGACAAGTCTCTAAAGTCGTTTAAACGTGCTTTGATTTTGTCTGGATCTACTACTGGAACATCAGCAACAGTGTTGTATGCTATTGAATTATCACGTCTGATATAGTATGAACGCCACCAAGACGTGGAGCGTATCTTAGTTAAAATACGCTCCGTCGCCCTAATTAAACCGTCTTCTACGACGTCATCAGTTAGTCCTTCATTGGCGTCAAAGATACGCTGATCTTTCTCAGCGACATCATTGAAGTCTGCAAATGAAATAGTGATACTATTATCAATTATGAAGGACATACTACTTAACTCCTGGATTAGTCAGATGCTGATCCAACAATTTTCACTGCATGTGAATTTTGTAGAATCGCTTGTCCAACGTCAACGCTCATCATTATGTCCGTAGATCTTGCCGCAGCCTTATCTTCAGACTTCATTTTCACGCCACCACGCATAGCATGACCTAAAGCAGTTGGTGCAAATACAGCGCCTACTGAGTTTAGTTCACTATCTGAGTCAGTGTCTAAGTCTTGTTTAACTAATGAACTTTCATAAATTGAACATCCACCAAGCATACCAATAAAGCCTCTTTCAAGTACAGAACCACCATAGTTGTTAGCAGTAGCAACTGTGCCGCCTGCATTGTATAGTGCTTTTCTGATTTGAAGTGCTTGTCTTGGACCAATTACAGCCGCTAATGGACCAGTAACTTTTGCTTGTCTTAGAGTAGCAATCGCTTCCATGATATTGTCTACAGTAATTGCAGAATCTTCAGTTCCTACAGATGCTGTAATTGAATTGAAAAGTGCGAACACTTTTTCGTCCATTTTTTCAGCAATAGCACGACCTGCTTGAGCACCTAAGTCAGCGATAACGTCACGCTGTGCAGAGTCTCTCAAGAAATCAGTTACTTGGAAGTATGTTCCAACTTCAGCAAGTGTAATTGCCGCTGTTGAAGTGTTTGTGTCAGCCGCTGATGGCGCAGTGCCTTCAGTTAGGTCTGTTGCCGCAACCGCACTGTATACGGGTACGTTGATAGTAGTTCCAGAATTACCTGGCATGTCAAATACAGTTACTAATTGTCTTGCGATGCTTGATTCATACGCCGCAAATTGAGCGTCACCAAGTAAAGCGGTAAACAGTTCACTGTTAATTGTTGTGTTGTTAGCCATTTCTTTATCTCCTTAAAAATGTTATTGGCATTTAGTAAACGATATTGCCTTTGGCTTTCGCCTCAGCATACCTTTTTCTATGATCAGGATTAGTCATATCTAAATTAGAGAACTCAACTTTACCAGTGTTGGAATCAACACCCAGGCTACTTTTAGAATTTGTTGTTGATGCTGTTGGAGCAACAAAATGTGGATTTTCTTTTAGAAAAGAACCTACCAAATCATCTACACCAATTGGAGCACCGCTATCATTATAGCGAACTGCGCCAGTAGTATCTACAACTTCTACTTCACCCTCTGCATTTAAGCGTATTTGGTTAGCAAGTAGTGTTTTAACCTGTTCAGGATTTACACTTCTGTGTTTAGCCGCCGCGTTAAGCAACGGTGTGTTAACCTTATACTCTTTAATTATAGAGTCTCTTTTTTGGATTTCTAAATCCTTTTTAGAAGCAAGTTCACCTAAGGTTTTTTCAAATTCACCACGCTTGATTTGTTGTTCTTGCTGACGCTTTTCAGCATCTGCTTTTAAACTACGTAGTTCATCTACATCACCTAAATCAGAATATCTGTTTTCAAATTTACGAGTTAGACTGCCTTTCATGCGGGCCATCATATCGTCAACTTCTTTCTGACTGTAAGTTTTACTTTCTTCTTGTGCCTCAATTTCTGTGTTTGGTGTCACCTCCGCTTGAGTAGCGTTTTCTTCATTTACCAATGTATTTTCTGACATCGTGCATCGCCTCCTTTATGAGTTATATCTATATTTAGCAAACTGCAAGTTAATCGTTCTTTAAACGGTTTTTCCTTGCAATTTCCAACCCTAATCTGTCCTGCTGTATAAGCACTGCAACAGGGGTAGAGTTAATCCCAAATGAAGTGTGGCTGTGTAACCACTCTTCTGATTGACGTTCGTTGTTTAAACGTTGTTCAATCTTTTTTAGGAGCCTGGGTTTTCTATCTAAGCAGTAGACCCTTGCTTCTAAATCTCTTAATTCTTTTACTGCGCCTGTCCACAAAACAATTTCTATTTTGTTTCTTTTCCAAGCACTGTAACTCCACGGACATACTTGACGTATGCTGTAAAAATAATCTTCCCAAAGTTGATTATCTTTTACCGCCTCTTGAACCGCCTCTTTTACCGCCGCGTTTTCCACCTTTTTTCTTTTTCTTCATAGCCATAGCCCTCACGCTCCTTATGTGATGTTAGTACCTAACAGTGCTTTTTTAGCATTGTTGATATCTACTTTTGTTAATTCAGGATGTTTTTCTAACATTTGTTCGTCAGTATAACCTTGCATAATCATTTCCTGAATATGTGCATCTTGCGTTTCAGGAGTTGTTGTAGGGTGTGGTTCTTCAAATTCTGAAACAACACCTGGATCAACTTCCATCCACTCTAAGATTTGTTTATCAATTTGTTTAAGCACACGTGGGTCATTTGCTGTGTCACGTGCAATTTTTAGTTGTGCAATCTCGCTCTCTGTATCTCTAATGTTGAATGAACCTGGATAGTCAATTGTTCCTGTCCAGTCATATCCCATATACAAACACCACAACTTCCAAATATGTTCTTCAGCAAGTTCAACGCTGTCTGCTTTTTCTGAAAGTCTTGCATTAAGAAGTTGAAATTCTTGTTCTTGGGCTACTCCGCTCATGCGTCTTGACTCTGTGCTTCTTATTGATCCTGTGTTAGCAATTTTATCAATTGCGTCTACAGTTTGTTCAATTGCCTTAAAGATTGATTCAACACTTGCACCATTAAATTCTAATGCATATGGTTTTAGTCCTGGATCTAAGTTTTCTGGCATATGAATAATTGCACCTGCACCTGAACCAATGTTAGTTTCTGGTGTTGCACAAATTGAAGGATGTGTGTTAAGTCTAATACTTTGATCAACTTCACTTGTGCTGTTGTAGATAAAACGTTGTAGGTCTGCAATGTCTGCTAAGTCACTTACACCAATGCCTCTAACTGTGCTTCTAATGTTGTAAACACAAACAGCAGGAATAACTCCAAGTTGATTTGGTTCTTCATACTGCTCTTGTATTTCATTACCATCAACATCTACTATTGATGTTTT